AAATCTGCTAGAAGAAGTTTAAATCTTTTATTTTCTGAATGGGGCAACAGAGGTATCAATCTTTGGAAAGTTAAATCAGAAACTACAACACTTATTAATGGACAAGTAACTTACGACACACCTACTGATTGTAATGATGTGCTTGAAGCTGTTGTTACTACTACAGGCGGTAATCAACAAACATTAACAAAAGTATCTAGATCTGAATACATTGCGATACCTGATAAGACTATAACAGGAACACCTTCGCAGTATTATGTTAATAGACAAATTAACCCAAATATAAGTTTATATCTGGCGCCTGATACGAGCGCCGTGGTTAATATATTCTATTACTACTTAGCAAGAATTGAAGACGCAGGGGCATACACTAATACATCAGATATGCCATTTAGATTTTTTCCTTGTATGGTATCTGGATTAGCATTTTATTTATCACAAAAAGTTGCACCTGATAGATTACAAGCATTAAAATTATTATATGAAGATGAATTAAAAAGAGCATTAGAAGAAGATGGACAGAGAACTTCTGTTTATATCACTCCTAATGTTTATTACCCACAAGGATCATAATGGCTTACGCAAAAGGTAAACGTTCTCAATCAATATCAGATAGATCAGGACAAGCTTTTCCATATTTAGAAATGGTAAAAGAATGGAATGGTTCATGGGTACATACATCTGAATTTGAAGCTAAACAACCACAACTAGATCCAAAACCACATATGGCGGATCCTCAAGCGTTATGGAATGCTAGACCTCAAAGAGCAGCTCCGGTTACAGTTTATTTAGACCCACAATATTGGCCTGGACAATTTACTTCAAATGGTATGCAACCAGCTAAAGATCCTTTAGAAGAAAATAACAAGAGACAGTTGGGAGCAACAGTAGGGAGTGTTACAATAACTACATAATGACATACGCAGAATTATTACAAAAGGTTAGAGATTATACAGAAGTTGATTCAGCTGTTTTAACAGACACTATTGTTCAAGGGATGATAAGAGATGCTGAGCTTCGTATATTTAGAGAAGTGGACGCTGATTATACAAGAGAATATGCAACAGCTAATTTAAATATTAATTCACCTTATTTAGATTTACCAAGTGCTGCTACAACAACAGCTACAAGAACATCTATTATTATTAGATCTATGCTTGTTTTTGATTCAACACAAACACCTACTACTAAAGAATATTTAGATAAAAGAGATACAAGTTTTATTTTTGAATACAATAGTACGGGAGCAACAGGGGTTCCTAAATTTTATGCTAATTGGAAAGAAACTACTATTATTATGGCTCCGGCACCAGATGCTCAATATAAAGTTCAACTAAGCTATATATACTCCCCAGAGGCTTTATCGGCTACAAATACAACAACTTACTTATCGGATAATGTTTCAGATCTATTATTCTACGCAACAATGATACAAGCATATGAATTCTTAAAAGGACCCATGGATATGTACAAAATCTATTCAGACAAGTATAATGGAGCTATACAAAGTTTTGCGTTAGAGCAAATGGGCAGAAGACGTAGAGACGAGTATATGGATGGAGTGCCAAGGATAAAAGTTCCTTCACCTTCACCAAATAATTAAAGATTTTAATAAGGAGAAAATAACATGGCAATATCACAAGCAGTAGCTAACTCGTTTAAATCTGAAATCCTACAAGGAATTCATGATCTAGAGAGTGGCGGAGATTCATTTAAATTAGCACTATACACATCTGTAGCAACTTTAAGTTCTGCAACAACTTCATACACAACATCAAGTGAAGTAGCAGCATCTGGAGAATACGTAGCAGGTGGTGGAGTACTACAATCACAACAAGTTTCATTAGCAACAGGCGGAGTCGCAATTGTTGATTTTGCAGACCTATCTTTCACAGGAGTAACACTTACTGCGAGAGGTGCTTTAATTTATAACGATACTGAAGCAGATAAATCAGTTTGCGTTTTAGATTTTGGTTCAGACAAGACTGCAACTTCAGGAACTTTCACAATTCAATTTCCACAATTTAACAGTTCGTCAGCTATTTTAAGAATCGCATAATTTAAAATAGGAGTCTGATCCAGTGGCAACTATAACTTATACAGTTACTGTCCAGTCAACTGGATCAGGCAATAAATATTTTATTGATGGAGTTGAAACTCCAACCTTAACTTTAGCGGTAGGAAATACTTACAGATTTGATACGTCTGATTCATCAATGGGTCCTCACCCATTTTTGTTTTCAACAACATCGAATGGCACACATGGTGGTGGTTCCGAATACACAACAGGCGTAACTAAAAACGGAACTCCAGGTCAAGCTGGTGCTTACATTGAAATAGTTGTAAACACATCAACAACATCTTTTTTATATTATTATTGCCAATACCACGGTGGTATGGGTGGCAATCTTTTAGCAACAACTTTAGCTGAAGTTTCTTCTGCAGGTTTAACTGCTTTTGGAGCAAGTTCATGGGGATCACTATCATACGGTGGAGATAATCAACCAAGTGTAACTGTTCAGGCAGGTACACAAGCCTACCCTGAACAAGGATGGGGTGGTAAACAATGGGGTGCAAACCTCTGGGGTGATTTAAGTAATAACGAAGTAATTCTTACAGGTAATAGTTTAACTTTTTCTATCGGGGCTGAAAGTGTCGAGGGAGAAATTAATACAGGTTGGGGCAGAGCTACTTATGGTTCAGCTATTTGGAATGGTTATGGAAATGTTATTCTATCAAATGTATCATTAGCGACTTCAGTTCAATCAGTAACAATTAATGGAGAAATTAACTCCGGTTGGGGCGGTGAAGCATGGGGTGAGAACGGTTGGGGTATTTTTGGTGATGTACTTACAAGTGGAAATCAGTTAACTGCTTCAACAGAATCAGCTCAAGATGCTTGGGGAAGTGATGTATGGAGTGCTTATAATACAAGATGGGGTGGAGTAGGGTCAGTCAATATTGCAATTAATCAAGAAGTAAATGTAACAGGTTTAAATACATTAAATACAACAGTAAATGACGTAACAGAAAAAGTTACAGTAGAAGTTTTTTTACGAGAAAATCCATTAGCAACTTTAACTTCAGCTGTTGGAACAGCAGATCCAGCACCAGATACGATGCCTGTAGGTGTACAAGCAGCAACTTCATTAGGAACAGTTCAAGCTTACAATGAACAAGGTTGGGGAAGAGATAAATGGGGCACAGAAGTTTGGGGTGCTGAAGGTGAGTGGGTTTCTGTTGATGTAACAGGACAAAGTTTAAGCGCTGACTCTGGAATTAGAGAAACTTGGGGTCAAGATGAATGGGGAGCAACTACTACAGAATGGGGCGGTGTTTCAATCACAGAAGTGGACATATCAGTTAATGTTCTTTTAAATACAGAATTTACTCCAGGTTGGGGTTCTGAAATAGCATGGGGACAACAATCTTGGGGACAAGCTACTGTTGATATGTCTATGACGTCTGATGAAGGAACTGTGGATCCTGCTCCTGACACTGACATAACAGGTGAACAAATAAATACTACAGTAAATAGTATATTAATTACAGCTGATTCTAACCTAACATTAACAGGACAAGAATTATCCACTACTTTAGGGGACGCAGAAGCAATACCTATTACTCAAGTAGATATTACAGGTATTGAGATGTCTATTAGCGTAGAAAATGCTACAGCTGGATTAAGTGTTGAGGTTCTACCAACAGGAGTGACAACAACAACTAGTAGTGGTACAATAGGTTTAAATGCGTGGGAATTAGTTGACCCTGGAACTGCTCCAACTTGGACGGTAGTTGACAAGGCAGCGTAATAGAAATAAAATTAAAGTATTATAAAAAAGGATAAAAAATTATGGCATCAGCATACTCAACAGATTTAAAATTAGAGCTAATGGTAACAGGGGAAAACTCTGGTACTTGGGGCGATAAAACAAACACAAACTTAAACTTAGTACAACAAGCAATTGCAGGTTACGAAGCTATTAATGTTGCATCGGCAGATGTAACTTTATCAATGACAAACGCAACTTTGTCAAACGCTAGAAATATGGTTCTTAATTTAACAGGAACTTTAGCAGGAACAAGAGTTGTAAATGTTCCAGATGGAATTGAAAAAACTTATATCGTTGCAGATAGTACTACAAGATCAGGCAATACATTAACTATTAAAACTGTATCAGGTACAGGTGTAGCAATTCCAGCAGGTAAAACAGTTTTAGTTTTTTCTGATGGTACAAATGTTGTTGATGTGTTCTTTATGAAAGACTTAGTGGAAGACACTACTCCTCAATTAGGTGGTAACTTAGACGCTAACGGAAATAATATTTTAATTGATAGTGGTAATTTCATCGGTGATGAAAATGGTTTAGAGCAAGTTAAATTTGCAACTACTGCATCAGCAGTAAATGAATTGACAGTTACAAACGCAGCAACAGGTAATGCACCTGAAGTATCTGCTACAGGTGGCGACACTAATGTTGATTTAAATTTAACACCAAAAGGTATTGGTAGAACAACTTTCAACGGTCAAGGTAAAATTCAAAGTGTTGCAGAAAAAGTTACA